ATTGTGGTGGTACTGAAGCGGACCCACACTGGTACGCATGTCCGTGATAGGGGGGCGACACGGATTGGCGCTCTTCTGCCGCGTAAGGCTGCCTTTCGCTGCAAGAACTCAGCTTGTGGCAGGGCCGGGTTAGAGCAATACAGTGTCACAGTACCGGCGGGCTGTGACATAATTGCCTGGTCTATCCAGGTACGGGGTCGGCGGCCGCAGCTGGGGCAGGTATCTCCTCTGGTGCGGGCGGGATCAGCCCACCCTGAACAGCGTTGACAAACTGAAAATCCTGCTCAGCACGAGCGATATAACCCCGCAAAAGCTGTACTCCTGCTGGCACATCTATCTTCACGTTGGTGACACCGAGTGCGTTTGCATACCCGTGAAACTCACATATCTCTGATGAGTTCGTCCTGTCTCCGTCAGTGACAAGGTGATGCATCGGGGTGAAGGAGAACTTGAGCTTACCTGTGAAGAACTTGCTGTGCACGAGGGGTAACTCAATAAAATGGTTGGGCCTCTCTTTGAGCTTCGAAATAGTAAGCTTCTCTCCCTGCGCAGCTTGTGTCACCATCAGCGGCCACGTCCACGAACTCTCATTAGGTGCGTATGGCCGCTTAGCACCCTCAAGCAGGTATGTGGACGATATCTCGACGTCATACCCACATAGCCGCGCCGCCCATGCCCAGTGCCAAGCCTGGTAGGGTGTGGCATGCCATCCATACTTGTTACGATGCATTGAATCACCATCCAGTTCCCCTTTAAGTGCAAACGGCGTCAGACCCGGGAAACTATCTAGAGGGAGCAGTAGCGTGGGCACACCAGCCATCGGCAGCGTCCACACTCTGAGACAGTGGCAATTTCTGCGCTCCACAGTTTCATATCCTGGCGCAGGAGTCTGATATGGCGTGACTGTTTGGACCCAAGAATCAGCCAACCTACCATCAAAACCATCACTATAGTAAACATACGCTTCACTCATGCCCGACAGTGGCACGGGGATCCGTAGTGCTTCCGCCATAGCAGCAGAGAAGTGATTCTCCATCTTCTGGAAAGTGAGTTTTGACGTGTAAATGTCACGTGGCTCTTCTTCAATGTTTAGCCTTATATTACGAATGGCCAGTCCCGTCTGGTATGCTTGTGCCATTATAGATCCTATTAGGGCTATGCGTTCAAGGGTGTTGTTAATGTAACTCCACTCCTGGAGTGCTCTATGATTTAGCAAGGCGGCTTCCCCTTCATTGAAAAATGGAAACCGCCCTCTTGCTGACTTGAACTGGGGTATCTTCAGTTGCACCTCGCGCGTAAGCCAAAGCTGTCCTTCAGCTGTAGCGGGCAACATTTGACACATAGCCCCACAGACAAGGTATAGAGCAGTCGAAAACTGATTGAATAACCTGTTCTGTCCTACATAGGCTGACAAGGCCGCCCAGGCGTCGGAACTGTTGAGTGGCGGCGGCATATCGAGTTGCTGTTGTCCAGGATCAGCCTGTAACCAGCCCACCATATCTACAGCGTGGTCTCCTCTATAGACAATACCGTTCGATAACCTTGGAGTGTCAAAATCCAAAAGGTACTTACTTCTGCGCTTCCAAGCCCCTGTCATCATCAAGACGAATAATGTCTGGCGCTGGGTAAGGCTGCGGCAATCTATCATTTCGGTGATTACCGCTGGAGCATACTCCGTAGTCCGCTCAAAACCAGGCCAGCTATCTTCGTCAAGGTTGCCTGGCCACCTAAACCCATCACCGGGCTCCTGGTTAAGGCCCGCTACTGCGTCACGGTCAATACGTACGTGCCCGTCATTATAGTGTGGCATTCCTGCCTTAAGGTCACCCGTCTCACTAGCCTCTGCAAACCGCTTTAGCATAGTGTAGCGTAACATGTTCACCAATAAGGCCACATGGTTGTCTGCCCAAGTCCAGCGCTCTACGTTAGACATGTAAGCTGACCACGCTTGGTTCTGCTGACCTCCGTGGCTTTTGAGGTGGGTTGCTACAGTAGAAAAGTTAATCAACCCGTCCGGCGTGAGGAACAGCCGGCTTATCCCATCAAAGTCGCTCGGTCCTCCTTCGACGCGGGCGGTTGCGTTACCCAAGTACGTCATCGACTGTGACATAGTAAGCGCGCGGTTGAATGGGAACCCGCCATATTCTACTTGCATCATGCCACGTACATCTAGAGTGTACTGGCCTTTCTTGTTTTTGATTATTTGCCCTGGGGCAGTTAGCTTAGGGTAGATGTGCTTAACAACGTTGTCCATGGTGTGGAAGTGGTTGAGATGTATAATTTTTTCGCTCAGGGGATTGGTG